CGGTGGTCGCCGTATCATTAGGCAGACTTTCAAACGCCGAGTCGTGGTCAGAAGCTTCGTCGCGGAATATCATAGCCCTTGGTGGATTCCTTACAAGGTCAGTTGTCTTGTCGCTTACCAATCCGGTGTAACCGCAGGTAAGTCGACCGTATCAGCATTCATATCGTCGGACCTGGGTAACGCCCTGGCCGCGATCGCCGGCTCGACCATTTCCATCACGTCATTACAAAGTGCCCTTTCAGCTACAAATGCAATGACGACCGGTACAACCAACAATTTACAGGCCATGGCGGCGGTTGGAACGACACTAGCTGTCTTTGACGGCCAGGTCGACCAGCAGTCCGCGGTGGTTAACGCACCCAGAGCATCAAACGGGGACTCCGCCAGTCTTTCCCAAACATTTACTTCAATGGTCAGCGGCGCCGGTTTATTGGCGGCAGCCGTAAATGCCAGGTCTTATGTGGGCCGGATTGGAAGAAGTCTCAATGGCACAGGTTTCTGACGTGCAGATCATCACCACGATTGGTGGAAACTTATTCGAGATCGCTGTGGTACGGCTCGGCAGTGCCATGCAATGGATAAATATAGCGCGGGCCAACAACCTGACCGATCCAATGATCTCCGGCCAGAAGGAGCTTGTGATTCCGCCACTTGCATCGGTTTTCTCAGATGGCACCGGACCACAGTAAATGCTTAGCCATTCGGCTGACAGAATTGACGTTCAGGTCCTACTGGATGGAGTCCCAATCGAAGGGCTACTTCATGCGTCAGTCGTATCAAGCAATTGCTTTTCATCGGATTCCTACAGCCTGACATTTGCCATGGGTTCTCCGCCGTTAGGCGATATCGTATTCTGGTCGTCCCTGGCATCCGCTTATGTTGAGATAGTTCCGATCTCGCAGTCTCATTCCGCATCGCAAAGCCTTATCAGCGGCATGATCGATACGCTACACTTAGATCCGGTAATGCAAACGGTTACTATCGAAGGAAGAGACTTGTCGTCAACATTGGTCGACTCCTATCGCCAGCAAGACTTTGTGAACCAGACTGCTTCCGAGGTTGTGTCGAATATAGCTTCATATCACGGACTAACGCCGATTGTAACGCCGACGACGGGCGAAGTCGGACGCTATTATGGGGATGGTTACACCCGGCTTTCCCTCGGACAGTTCTCGCGCATTCGTTCGGATTGGGACCTGGTTGTTCAACTTGCTCGCGAAAATAGTTTCGATGTCTTTGTTCAAGGCGCATCGCTTTTTTTTCAACCGCCGACCTTTTGGAACGGCCTGCCGGTGCACATTGGCCTCCGCGATGTCAAGACACTGCGGTTCGATCGGACACTAACGATAGCGTCTAGTGCGGCTGCGCGGGTTCAGTCCTGGAATTCGCAGGATATGGCCTCCTACGCGATCAATTCTGCCGGAGACGCGATTGATGCGGCACAGACTGCCGAAGCCTCAACTATCCAGCCTTTTCTATTTTCAGCTTCAAATTTTACTTCGCAACAAGTGGCGAGCGCCGCAGGACGCTATGCTGCCGAGCTAAACCGACTCGGGACGGTGGCGCACATCGAAATGCCATGGGATCTCCGATTATCAGCCCGGACCACGGTGCTGGTCGACGAAACAAACTCGCTGTTCGACGCAATATATAAGATCGAGAGTATAGAGCGTTGCCATAGTTCAACTTCCGGTTCGAGTCAGATCGTCCGAGCTGTCCCTATTTAGCCTTCATAGAAGGCTCAGCCTCTAGGAGTGATTCGGAGCCACAATGATCGAACGATTATCGAGTGCGATAAAATCTCATGCGACAAGCCTGGATCAGTCCTCGGGGCAGATAAAATTCGGCACCGTTACATCCGTGAACTCGCAGAATGCTACTGCTAGAGTGCTCATCCAACCTGATGGTGTTTTGTCCGGATGGCTTCCAGTATTGTCACAGTGGGTGGGGGCCGGATGGGGTTTGGTATGCCCTCCCAGTCCGGGTGATCAAGTGCTTCTTGTTCCCCAAGAGGGTGACGTCGAACAGGGCATTATCATCGGCCGAAGTTATTCGAACAAACAAATGCCGCCGGTGGTGCCGGATGGCGAATTTTGGCTCGTTCATAAGAGTGGCAGCTTTTTAAAGATCTGCAATGATGGAACGATTCGTATAAGTGGAGACCTGCACGTCCAAGGTGACGTGTACGATCAGCATGGGCCGCTCTCGGGTCTGCGGAAACATTATAATTTGCATACGCACTCGACACCCAACGGGACGACGAGCCCACCATCTCCTTTGGACTAGCAAAAATGTATGACATTTTTCATGAATGGGGCAGTGATCTGGTCGTAGGCAGCGGCGGTGATCTGGCCATTTCGACTGGCTCGGATACAATCAATCAGCGCGTTTACCGGCGCTTGCTTACCAACTCGGGCGACTACATATGGAACCGCGAGTATGGTGGGGGGTTGGCGCAGTTCGTCGGCCAACCCGCCAACGGAGCGGACATCGAAGCGATTATCCGAACCCAGCTTACGCTCGAAAGTGCCATTCCGACTACACCAGCACCACAGGTTAGCGTAGGTGTCGTCGATCCGGCAAATGGATATATCGTCGCCAGGATTAGCTACGCGGATCCATATTCCCTGGCTCCTGTTCAGCTTAACGTCTTCACGAGTTGAACTGGTATGAAATTAAATCTCAAGGGATTTTCGCAGCTTATCGAAGACATGGGAGCGGCACTGCAAAGTTCAGCTTCCAACCTTATTGATGTATCCGTCGGCTCGGTTGTTCGCGCCCTATTCGAGGCGAATGCTTCTGTAGTTCTCTGGCTGCAATGGCTGGTTGTTCAGGTTCTACAGTCCACACGCGCCTCGACATCGACTGGACCGGATCTGGATTCCTGGATGCTGGATTTTTCACTGACCCGCTTACCAGCAAAACCCTCGACCGGTATTGTTACGCTGTCTCGGTTCGCGCCCAGTCTTCCGGCCACCATATCGGTCGGGGCCATAGTCAAGACGACGGATGGTTCGTTGAGCTTTTCCGTGAGTGAAGATCAAAGCCTGTCGATTTGGCAGGCCGGTTCTTCGGCCTATGTTCTGCCAAGTGGTGTAGCCTCGGCTGATTTACCGGTAAGTTGTCTGAGTGGGGGATCGGTCGGCAATGTCTTGGCTGGTACGATTACCGTGATAGCGGCATCTTTGCCTGGAATTGATCAAGTCAACAACGCCGCCCCGCTTTCCAACGGCGCCAACCCTGAAAGCGATCAGGCGTTTCGTGACCGATTTCAAAACTATCTGGCTAGCCGATCCCGTGCAACGCCGCTCGCGGTGCAAAATGCGATTGCCAACATCCAGCAGGGCTTGAATGTTGCGATAGAGGAAAATACTGCCCCTGACGGAACCGCTCGGGTCGGTTCATTCTTGGTACTTGTCGATGATGGAACCGGATATCCGTCATCCGCTCTTCTCTCTACCGTCGCAACCGCAGTGGATTCCGTCCGCCCCATTGGTACGACCTTCGCTGTTATCGCCCCAAGCGTTTTGACGGTCAACGTTTCGGTCACCGCAACGCTTACTTCGGCCGCGGCCGCCGGTCAAAGCGTCACCAGCATTCAGGACTATATTGCCGCTTATCTCAACAGCCTGCGGATTGGGAGCAGCGCCTCGGTCACTCGTGTTGCTCAGAGCGCGTATCTGGCAGGTTCGAATATAAAGAATATTGCTGGAATCCTGTTGAACGCCTCACCATCGGATGTTGATCCGCCACCGCTCACGGTCATCAAGTCGGGCGAAATCGTAGTTACGACCAATGACCGGTGATCTCCCGGATTTTGTCTCTCGGCTTCGAACAGTACTACCGAAGCGTTGGTTCGCCGAGCAAAGTCCTAATCTGGAGGTCGTGCTGACGAGCCTGGCCACGCCTTGGGTCTGGCTCTATGATTTGATCACCTACGTGATCGCGCAAACCCGTCTTGTGACGGCGACCGACGATTGGCTCGACCTTATATCGAACGATTACTTGGGTGATGCGCTAGGTCGAAAGCCTAATGAGGCTGATTTTTCTTATCGAAATCGCATTCAAAGGGCGTTGCTCCATGAGGCTGCTACTCGATCTGCAGTGTCGGTAGGACTGGAGAATCTTACCGGCAGCCAGCCGATCATTTTCGAGCCAGCAAATTGCATGGATGCCGGATCCTACGGAGGTTTGGCAGGCGGTCCCAACATACCGGGTACCGGACTGGCCTACGGGCTCGCCGGCGGCTGGGGAAGCCTCAACCTACCTCTCCAAGTATTTGTCACGGTAACCCGCCCGGCGACGCCGGGGCTTGGTATGCTGGCAGGCTACGGCACGGCGAATGGCGCCTACGGCGACGGTGAAATCGGTTACGTCGATCTCTCTCTGCTGCCGGGCCATGTAAGCGACGCCGACATTCAGGGAACCCTGTGCAGCCTTCTTCCCGTTAATACAGTGGCTTGGCTGCGGCTCATTTAATTTCATCCTAGGAAGTGGCGAAAAACCCGCATGGATCGCAACATCGTTTATCCAGGGAGCATTCCGCTGGATACGGACCTTTTGTCAGCCAACAAAAATACCATGATTGGCCTCGGCTTTCTCATCCAAGCTGTTCTCGGGACGAATACCGTCGCCGACGGACTGGCCTGTCAACCGACGAACCCGGCCTCTATGAGTATAACCGTCGGGCCTGGCAGCATTGCGCAATTGGGACCAGTTGACATCCTCGCTTACGGATCGATCCCGCCCGATCCGATCGACCTGATCATGAAGATGGGTATCAACATTGGGTCGGCCACCTTTAGTTTGACCGCGCCATCAAGCGCCGGACAGTCGATCAACTACCTTGTTGAAGCATCACTTCAGGAGTCTGATGGCAATCCCATCGTTCTGCCATATTATAACGCGAGTAATCCTGCCCAATCGTTCAGCGGTCCGTCGAATTCAGGGTCGCCCCAGAACACCATGAGGGTGCAGCGGGTTCAACTGCAGCTCAAGCCAGGCTTGCCCAGCAACACCGGCAGCCAGGCCACGCCGACTGCCGACGGCGGATGGATTGGCCTTTATCAAATCACTGTGTCCTATGGGCAAACGCAGATAACCGCCGCAAATATCGCCGTCGTGCCAACTGCGCCTTTCCTGGCCTGGAAGTTACCTTCGCTACGACCCGGAGTTGCATCGGGCGTACAAAGCTTTACCAGCAACGGAAGTTTTGCAGTGCCCGCCGGGGTCGCGCAAGTGGAGGTCGAGGTTTGGGGCGCTGGATCAGGCAGCTATGGGTCGGTTCCGGGGCTGGCGAGTGGGGGCGGATCCGGGGGTGGTTACGCCCGTAAACTGGTAACCGGCCTGACACCGGGGCAAATTATTTCTGTTACGATTGGTTCCGGCGGAGCTGGCGGTACAACCAGCGGTGCGGCGGCAGGTCCGGGGGGGACTTCCAGCTTCGGCCAGATCGTCAGCGCTTCCGGCGGAAGCTTAAATTACCTTGCCACAGTAGCGGCACCCGAGAACGGCGCAACTCCGCCCGGGATCGGCGTCGGTGGCGATGTTAACTTCGCCGGTTCGGCGGGGCAGGCGGGCTTACTCAGTCAAGGGGGTCTGGGCGGCGCGTCTCCGATCGGTGGAACCACGAACAGCGGGACGTTCGGAGCCGCCGGCAGCTTTCCCGGTGGCGGAGCTGCAGGTGCGGGCACCGGGGGGGCTTCGGGAAATATCGCTTACAACGGTGCTCCCGGCGGGCCTGGCCTCGTTGTCGTTAGGTGGTGATTGCAGACACCCTGAATGTTGGCGCCTCAGGCGGGCGGACAAACGAGCAGGCACGCGCGTCGGCGGTCTACCAACGTCGATTGACTCCGCGACACTGTTGTGCTCGTCCCGAAGTAAACAGTTTTGATCCGATAAGTCTCGACGATTTCGTTAATGCAGTGGGTTTTGTATGTCAACGACGGTAAGTCATGTATGGAAGCCGAGTCACGCACGCCTGGTGACGGTTGATTCGTTCATTGCGGTTCCTAGGGGGACCGCTGCCATAGCGCCCCCCCCACTCAACTGGCCAACGAAAGATCCTGGTGATGTTTTAGATTATATCCTTGACATCGGGCCAGCGATCGTTGGCAACGATGGCGACGGGATCTCGACCTTGTCGGTCAACGTTGCGCCGTCCAATCCCGGCGATCTCGTGGTTCAGAATACAACAGCAGACGGCAGCCGGGTTGTACTTTGGTTGCGTGAAGGGCAGGCCGGCACCGTTTACACGGTTACATTCGGCATAACGACGATCAATGGCCGATCACTTCAAAGAAGTGTCTTGCTACCTGTTCTTCTGCTTTCAGTCCCTCCGATTCCGCCAAATGCATTGTTAACGACAGCGGGCGTTCTGCTAACTGACCAAAATGGCAATCCTGTCCTTTCAAGCAATTGATTAGATCGAAATCTTGCACGGTGCCGACCGGTTGCGGCGCCTCTCACCATTCGGACCACGCCCCCCACTAGAAGATCACGGGGGCCGGAGAACAAGTATCCATGCCCACAATCGACGAGCTTGCTCCCGCCACTTCGGCGTCGGACTCGGACGAGTTTATTGTTAGCCAGGGCGGTATCGCACGAAAGGTCGCGCGCGCTCAGGTTTTGAACGGCGTTCAAACGCAATTGATCGTGCCGCCCGGTTCATTGCTTGGTGGCGTCGGTATCGCCATGGGCGCCCCACAGGTAATCACCCTGGGTCAGAACCTTCATCTTAGCGGTTCTACTCTTTCGGCCACTGCCGCACCATTTTTGATACCGGCGCTTCCGTCGGGAACAGTCCCGGCCACCGGCGATCTGATTGCAATGTCCCAGGCGGGCATTGATGTGGCCGTCACGTATGGCCAATTCCTGAGTGGCATGGCCGGAGCTCCGGGCATCAATCTGACCAATGCTTTGGTTACGCCGACCGGCTCAACAACAACGCAAACTCTCGGGCAGTTAACCGCAGCCATGGTTCCCCTCAATGGGGGAACCATGACCGGCAGCCTCTCGCTGGCTGGTGCGCCGGTTACATCAGGCCAGGCCGCGAATAAGGCCTATGTTGACCAGCAGGTCGGCGCCGCCTTGCCGTTGTCCGGCGGCTCAATGGCCGGGATATTGGCGCTGGCAGCGGCACCTCAGCGTCTCATGGATGCCGCCACGAAGGGATATACCGATGCCGTTGCAGCGGGCATGCTGCCGATCGCCGGCGGCTCTCTTTCAGGAAGTCTAATCCTCAGTGCCGACCCGACCGTCGCGCTAGAAGCATCAACAAAAAGATATGTCGATCTGAAGCTCGCGCGCACAGGCGATACGCTGACCGGGCTGCTTGTTCTTGCCGCGGATCCGACATCCGCGTTCCAAGCTGCCACGAAGAATTATGTCGACGCCCAGGTTAGCGGATCCTTGCCCAGATCCGGCGGTACACTGTCGGGGAGCTTGTTTTTAGCCTCGGATCCGACGAGCAACGGGCAGGCGTCGACCAAGCAATATGTTGATCAGCGCGTTCTTAGAACCGGCGATACGCTGACCGGTGCCTTGGTTCTCGCGGCCGACCCGGTGCTGGCACAGCAAGCCGCGACAAAGAGCTACATCGATGCACAGGTCACGAGCACGGTCTCGCGAGCCGGATCGACGATGATCGGCGCCCTGATGTTGGCCTCGGATCCGGCAGCACCGCTGCAGGCAAGCACAAAGCAGTATGTCGATCTTCACGTTATGCGCAACGGAGACACCTTAACCGGTGCGCTCTTCTTGGCGGCAAATCCAACGGCGCCACTGCAAGCAGCTACGAAGCAATATATCGACAATCAATTCTTGACGGCGGTTACCACCGCCGGTGGCACCTTCACCGGACCGGTGATCCTGACCGGCGCCCCTACGGTCGCGACGCAAGCCGCAACGAAACAATACGCCGATGGCAAGCTGTCGCGCAGTGGCGATACCCTCACTGGGGCGCTTCTCCTCGCTTCCGATCCGGTGACGTCGACCCAAGCAGCCACCAAGAATTACGTCGATACGCAGGTGCTCACCGCATTGCCACGTGCAGGGGGTAGCCTTACGGGATCTCTCACCCTCAACGCCGATCCAATTGGTCCTATCCAGGCGGCCACGAAGAATTATGTTGATGTTCAGGTCACGAAAGCTCTTCCGCTCGCCGGTGGGTCGCTGACCGGATTGCTTTCACTGGCCGGGGCCCCGACGGCTGCGCTGCACGGGGCAACGAAACAATATGTTGATAGCCAGGTCGCGACGACGCTGCCTCATTCTGGCGGCACTCTAACCGGCCCGCTTATGCTGGCAGGTGCGCCAACGACGCCGTTTCAAGCGGCCACAAAGTCCTATGTCGACGCGAATCCCAACGCCGCCGGCGTGATCAATGTCATGCTGCCGCCCTATGGGGCGCGGATTGATGGGGTAGCGGATGATACGGCTGCTTTCAAAGCAGCTTATCAGGCGGCTGCGACAGGTGGTGTGATCTACGTACCGAATGGCACTACGATCCTGCAACCACCCGGCAACTGGGGCATCGCGCTTACAAAACGAGTCAAGTGGATTGTGGACGGGACGGTACTGGCCGACGGGACCCCTCTCGCCGCAGCGATTCCGACCGGCGGAGCGCCAGTCGCTCTCGTGCTGCCGGGGTTCGTTACGGGCAGTACACCGACGGGCCTAACAACATCGCAAGGCGCATCACAACCAACCGATCTCGCGGTCAACCAGTCCTCCTACATCGTCAATCACAGCGGCGGCCCCAGCGGCGCCGTGATTTCAAACGTTCGTGCCGACACGATCATCTATGCCAGCCCCGGGAACTACGTCTGGGGGGGCCTCGATCGCCTGTTATGGGTGGGAACGCAAACTCCTAATGGCCAAGGTGCAGCTCAGCATGTGGCGCGGTACATGCAGACGTTTCGACAGTCAGCAACAACCGGGTCCAACGGTTCTTTCTTGCCACAGCCGCAACTTTGGACTGCGTGCCTAGAGTACAGGGACACAACAGGGCAACCGTCGAGCGCCACAAATGCATCGCTCACCGTTGAGATGGACTGGTTTGGGAACGGCCTTGACGACGCCAACAGTAGAACCATCCAGAGTTTGGTGATCGGCCAGCACAATACATCGGGACCACCCGTCGAGGTCGCCAACATAATCGGGGTTTATCTCAGTGCCGGGTCCTCCGGCAGCGCAAAGACCGTCTTCGGTATCGGCGTACCCTTTTCAACCGCCGTGATGGACACGACCTGGGCCCAGTCCATCAATAGTGCTCCGGTCATCAAGATGTCCGCTGGGCAGGCCATCGCCTTCGAAGCCACTAACAGCAATCGATTGTCATTCGACAATACGACAGGGACGCTTCGTTGGAATCAAGGTAATTTATCCTATGCCGTTGGCAAGGGGATCTCGGTTGGATGGGTATTCACGTATGCTAGTTCGGACACGCTTCCGAATTACATCTCGGGCTTCATGATCCTTCTGACTGGACAAACCGCTTATTCGATTACGCTGCCTCCGGCGAAGACAGTCGCGGCGGGAACCGGGTTTACTTTCTCGGTGACCGGAGCTGGACCCGTCAGCATTCTGCCAAGCGGTGCCGACGGCATCGAATGTGGCCCGATCGTTCTGCGTCTTTATGATCGCTATCATATAATTTCCGACGGCACATCATACTGGCATGAGGTATTTCGGACGAATGCCATTTCGCCGCATTTTCAGGGACCGATCGTACTGCCGTCCTACACCGTCGTGAACCTGCCTTCCGGAATGACCGCCGGCGCGAAAGCCTTTGCGTCGAATGGACGCAAGCCCGGCGAAGCGGCGGGGGCCGGAAGCGGGGTAGAGGTGTTCTTTGACGGTCAACACTGGATTTCTTCCTGCGGCGGCACCTCGGTAGCTGCTTAGCGGCGCGCGCATTACCAAGTTAAGGTCATAGATGCCAACAATATCCCAACTGCCTTTGGCGACTTCGGTCTCGGCCGCCGATGAGATGCTGATAAGCCAAGGCGGCAGCACGCGAGCAACATTGGTAGGCTCGCTTCTGGCCTCGACCCAGTCGGCGATCACCGTGGACTCGGCGTCCCTAATCGGGCGGATCAGTCTAGGATCAGGCGGCCCGGAGCAGGTTAATGTCGGCATAGGCATAAACCTTGTCGGCGGCACGTTGGCCGCAGATGGATTGGACCATGCGGCTTTTCCTGTTGCATCCAGCTTTTCAATCGACTCTGACTTTGTGATCTCTAACCAAGGCAACCCGATGCTCATGCAGGCCTCGCTGCTGCGAGGGTTGTTCTCTGCTGGCGCGAACGTCGCTATCGATCCAAATGGCGTGATATCGAGCACGGCGACAAACAC